GCCGCCATGATCCTCGTCCGGCGTCTGGCTCAGCCGTTATGAAACGGGGTCTCAGAAAATTTTATCAACACCTTAAACCGGCTGTGCAGAGCAGAAAACTCCACAATCCGCCATTGCCATGATGCATCGCCAATCCTGAGAGGAGATTGAGATGCAAAAAAACGAAAATCTGCGGCTGGAATTTTTCCGGCTTTCCACTCACCTTGGTCGTGAATGGCTTTGTTTGCTTGAATAACCTCAAGCACACGCATGTCGTGCCCCAGGAATATCTGCGCTTATGCAGCGCACGATCACTTCCACTCCCATCGCCCAATTACCCGCCCCAGCACCCTCACCTCATCTGCCGGCTGCTCGTAGGGCTCATAGGCCGGGTTCCGGCTGACGAACCGGATCTTCCGGATTTCGCCTGGCACGACCTGGAGGCGCTTCACCACCACGCCGATGCCGTTCCAGGTGAGGTAGATGCCCTCCGGCCCGACCCAGGTCTGGGACACGTCCACCATGACCCGTTCCTCGGGCATGATCTCCGGCGCCATGCTGTCGCCCTGGACCCGGATGATGGCCACCGTCGAGTTGCGGTAATGGGGAGGCAGGAAGTCCCTCGGCACCATCCACTCCGCGACCAGTTCGGCCTCGCCGTTGCCGTCCAGCACCGGCAGGGCGCCCGAGCCGGCAGATGCGGCGACGTTGTACTCCCTCACCACCACGCTTCCGCCCGACAAGCTGCTCTTGCGCTCGGTCTGTCGGATCGCATCCATCTGGATCACCTGTCCGCCCTCCCGGCCGTCTTGCGCGAGAGATAATGACGGTCCTGCAACCTCAGGTATAGGGCTTCCCTCGTCGGCGAGTAGGGCCAAGGGCTCAATCCTCAGGACCGGGGCCATCCGCGCAGCCCATTCCAGCTTCAGCCGGCGCTTGCCATTCACGAATTTGCTCAGGGTGGACGGGTCTATATCCGCCTTCTCGGCGATCTCTGCTGCCCGGACCCCGCGGGCGAGCATGACTTCTTCCAGGCGCGACATGGCGGGCACTATGGCCATATCGGCCACCAATGTCCGTGGCCAGTGTGGCCACAATCTGGTTGACATAAGTGGCCACTACGGCCACTGTTATGGCCATGACGCTCGACGAATTCCGCAAGGCTGAGGGATGGTCGCTGGATAGGACGGCGAAGGAGCTGGGCATCAGCGGCGCCTCGCCCGCTCGGACCGTCCATCGTTGGATCACCGGGCAGCGCATTCCCCGGCCGCGCCAGATGCGCGAGATCGAGGTGCGTACCGGCGGCAAGGTCACGCCGTCGGATTTCTACCGCGACCCCCTGCCCGCCCAGGCCGCCTGATGTTTCTGGGCCGCCCATCCCTTCCCGACCGGTGGCACGACGCCATGGCCTCATGGCTGGCGCATGCCCCGGTGCTGTGTTCGGGGTGCTCGATATCCTACCGCCTCTCCCCCGGCGCGGCGTATCGCGCTGGCATCGCTACGGCAGCCGTCCCCACAGCACAGACAGCGGTTGCCCATGCGCAAACCCGTTCGAGCAGCGCCGCGCAAGCGGCGAATACAAGCGGGCAATGCCGGCAGCCGGGGAACCTCATGAAGAAGGGCGGGGCCTGCCAGGGCCTCGCCCTCTCTCTGTCCTCCTCTGCGTGTGGTGGTTCGGCCTCTCTCCATGACCCGAACCAAACCACGGATCATGGACATGCAGACGGCTGATTTCCCCACCACCATGGGAATTGCTCCCACCGTGCGCTCCGAAATCGAGCAGGAGCTTCGCTACCTGCGCGGTCAGGGCGTGCCGTTGAAGGCGGGCTTCGAGCAGGTCGCGCGCATCATGCGCGTCACGGCCCGGCGCATCCGCCAGTACCACGAGAACCTCGTGGCCGAAGAAGCCGTCACCGCCCGCGAGTGGCTGGCGGCCGTCGAACTCCGCAACCGCCGTCGTCGGGATCGCATCGCCGCGGCCCGCGCGCTCCTGGCGCAGGAAGCATCACATGAACCCCATCCGTAGGCGCCTTGCGGACGCTTGCTACTGGCTGGCCGACAGGTTCGCAGACATCGGCGACTGGCTCGCCGGTCATGTGCGCAAGGCGGCCGAGCGGCTCGAAGGGGATCGCGCCCCTCGCCAGGGAGCCGCCGAATGATCCACGGGCAGCAGGCGAAGGCTTGCGTCGAGACCCTGCGCGGCCTGGCGGCCAAGGGCCTCACCATGCAGCAGGCCGCCGACCGCATGGGGATCACCAAGAACTCGGTGATCGGCTACAGCCACCGCAACAACATCCTCTTCACCCCGGCCCGCAAGGGCGCTCGTCCGCGGGCGGCGCGGCCCGTGGAAGCGGCCAAGCCGATGCCCGAGGCCGTGCCCGCCAACTGGACGGCCGAGGGCGTCGCGCGACTGCGGAAACTGGCCGCTGCGGGCGTGACCCAGGCGGAGGCCGCCCGCGAGTTCGGCAAGTCGCGCCGCGCCATCTCCAACGTCGCCTGTCGCCTGGGTATCGAGTTCCTGTGGCATCGCCGCGCCGCAGCGTCGAAGCGCCCGGCCGCCGTCAGCGGGCCGGTGGTGGCGCACCTCGCCTCGATGCCGAACCCCGTGCGCGAGGCGGAGGCCAAGAAGGCCGCGAAGAGCCTGCGGAAGGGAATGGCCGCGGCGACCGAGATTGCTGAGCAGAGCCCTGTCCCCGCTCACCTGCGGCCGTTGAAAGGCTGCTGCTTCCCCCTGTTCCGTGACGGCGCCAAGCCGGGCCCGAATGCGCTGTTCTGCGACGCGCCGCGCGCCGCCGGCCGCTCCTACTGCGCGGCCCACACGGCTGTGGCGTTCCAGCGCCGGGCCGTGCCGGAGGCCGCATGAGCGCCATCCTCCCTTCCGAGCGCGAGATCCAGCGCCAGATCATCGACTGGCTGAACCTGGCCCTGCCCTACGGCAGCGTCGTGCACCACTCAGCGAACGAAGCCGCGCCCGATCCGTCCCGCAGCAAGCGCGCCACTGCGGCCTATTTCGGCAACCGGCGCCGGGACGGCGTGCTGGACGGCTTCCCGGACCTGATCCTGCTGATCCCGCCTGGGCGCACCGTGCTGCTGGAGGTGAAGAAGCACAACGGCCGGGTGCAGCCGACGCAGGACGAGCTGCTCGGTCGCATCGGCATGGCGGGCTTCCCGGTCGGCGTGGTGCGGAGCACCGAGGATACCCGTGACGTGCTGACGCGCGCCGGCATCCCGCTGCGAACGGTGCGGCTGTGAGCAAGGAACTCGATGGCCTCGACGTGCAGCGGATGCTGCGCGCGGCCTGCGCCGCCGCCGGCGGGCAAGCCGCTTTCGCCAGGATGAACGGCGTGTCGGCTTCGTACCTCTCGCAAGTTCTGAATGCCGTGAAGCCACCAAGCGACATCTTGCTGAGTTCGATCGGCATTAAGCGCGTGGTTAAGTATCTGGAGATCCAGCGCTGATGCCTGTCTACATGATCAGGGCCGGCTTGAACGGTCCGGTGAAGATTGGGAAGGCAGACAACCCAGCAAAGCGGCTCATGACATTGCAGATTTCACACTATGAGGATCTGCACTTCATGCGCCTTTTCGCGGGCGGCGTAAGTGAGGAGTTCGGCCTTCACCGCCGCTTCCACCAACAGCACATCCGGGGAGAGTGGTTTCACTTCGTGCCAGCGATGATGGGCGATCTCGGCTTGCTGGAGATCACCCTCGGCTCGATCAAGAAAGCATTAGCTGATCCATGGGACCAGGCGCCCTCTGGATACGACAAGAAAATCTGGCGCGCGGCGGTTCGTCACTGGCGGAGGGATTTGTACTCCGACCCCGCCACAACACCCCTCGAAATCTATCGCGAAGCGATGGCTCGCGAAGGCGATGCACCCCGGATGGAAGCCGGAGCGCATCAGGAAACAACTATTGAAGGAAGGTCCCCATGATGCCGGATCGGGATGACAGCGGCAAGGGGAACTTGCCACAGCCCCTCACGCCGCCGGAGTGCGACCTGCGGGACTATCCGTGGATGCCACTCGACGCCGCCCGCTTGCTCGACAGCAGCCTGTTCGCGCGCAGCACCGGAGACGAGTTCAAGGCCGCGGTGGCGCTGTGGTGCAAGGCTTGGGGCCAAGTGCCTGCCGGCAGTCTGCCCGACGACCCGCGAGACCTGGCGCACCTGTCCGGTGCCGGGGCGCGCTGGAACAAGGTGAAGGCGATGGCGCTGCACGGCTGGGTTCGGTGCAGTGATGGCCGCCTCTATCACCACGTCGTGGCGGATAAGGCCCGTGAGGCGTGGGAGCGCAAGCTGGCTCAGCGTTCGCGGACCGAGGCAGCCCGCGCTGCGCGCGCCGCTCGACGGTCTGACGCACATGACGATGCGCGCCCCTCGGCAGCGACGACAGATCCCGTCACAGACCGCGCAACGCAGTCTGTCGCAACCTCTGTGACAGACACTGTGACTGTCTCTGTGACAGAGGTTGTCACAGGCTCCACCAGACCAGACCAGACCTTACCAGAACAGAAAGAAGAGAAGATCTCCTCGCTACGCTCGGAGCGCGGCGAGGCCGCGCCGGCCGGCCAGCCCGAGGAGGTTTGCCAGGAGCCCGCCCCGCCCCTGGATGCCAGGACGGCTCTCTTCCGGGAGGGCAAGGCCCGGCTGATGCGCATCTCCGGCAAGACCGACCGCGCCGCCGGCGGGCTGATCCAGCGGTGGCTGCGGGAGACGGGCGACGACTGCGCCATGATCTCCGGGCTGCTGGCCATGGCCGAGGCGGACCGCCGCTACGACCCGATCGCCTGGGTGGAGGCCGCGATCCAGAAGCGAACCGGGAAGCGTGGTCAGGCGCAGCCGGAGCAGCAGTTCCGCAACCCGTGGCTGGCCCGGCAGGCAGCCCAGGCCGGCCACGCGGTGATCGACATCGACGACGACAGTTTCCTCACCCCTAGCCGCCCGAGGCTCATCTGATGGTCCCGTCCCAGGACAACGTCATCGCCCGCTGGGTTGGCGCCCTCAACGGCCTGCGCTTCAGCCGCGAGGCGGTGGCGGAGACGGACATGCGGGTCACGCAGTGGGCCGGCATGCTGTCCAGCCGCTTCCCCGCCTGGGCCTTCTGCGGCCGCAGCCTGGAGCACGTCGCCGCCAAGGCGGTCCGGGCGGACGACTACCGCGACGTGACCAAGGCCCTGGAGGACTGGATGCGGGAGAACCCCGACCGCGCACCCAGGCTCCCGGGCTCCGCCGCGGAGGCCCAGCTCTCCGAAGAGGATCGGGTGTGGCTGCGCCGCTGGGATGCCGATCCGGTCGAGGGCGCTGTTCCCGGCGCCCGGGCATCCCTCATCCGCCGCCAGGCGCCAGCCGCGATGCGTGAGCTGGTCCGGTCCGGCCGGGCTGACGCCCGCGACGAGGATGCGGAGGACCGGGCGTGGTGGGAGGGACGCATGGACGACATCCGAGCCCTGCCGCACCCCACGCAGCGGTGGCGCATGGCCATGGGCATGAACGCGACCCTGTGCCGTCCCAGTGCCTATCCCCGCCCCTGGGCCATCGGAGAGATCGCCGAGATCCTGCGGGAAGCGGTGGAGGCCGGAGCGGACACGGACATGGCCGGCGTGTCCTGGCCGCGCGGGCATGTGCCCGACATGCGCGCCGATCGCGCTGATCCGCATGGCAACCTGGGGATAGCCGCAGAATGAACCACACCGACGCGATGGCGATCGCCTGGGCGCTGAACGCCGAGGAACGCACGGTGGTCCGGAGCATGTCCCGGACCGATCCGATCGCCTTGGCCGATTTCGTTGGCTGGCGCCCCGTGCTGGACGCGCTGAAGGCCTGCGGGATCGTCTTCCTGGCGTCTGGGCACGCCTCGCTCACCCTGTTCGGTGGCGAGGTGCGCGAGGCCCTGATGCGGGGCGAGGCGGCGTGACCCGCAACCCCCTATTCCCGGGGCGTCCATTCGAGTTGGTCCACCATGTGCGGGATGGGCGGCGCCTGGCGGCGGCCCGCTTCGTCTGCGCGACCTGCGAGGCAAAGCAGGAATTCTCCGTCGGCAGTCAGGGGATCAATCCAGAAGCCATCGTGAAGACGGCGGCCGGCCTGGGCTGGGAGGTGAAGCTCCGTTCCGAGCGGGCCACCTGCCCACGTTGCGCTGCCGCGCGCCGGGCCCGGGCGAAGGGCGAGAGCCCCAAGGAGCAAAGCGAGGACGCTCACCGCTTTGCCGACATCCTCAGCGGGGCGAAGGCAGGCCTGGAGCGCGCTAAGGCCGATCGCGTCTCCGCGCCCCGGTTCAGCATACCAGTCGGCCATTCCCAGAAGGTCATTCCCATGCAGTCCAAGCCGTCCACCCCCACCGCCGTGACGCCGCGCACGCTGACCGACAGCGAGCGGCTCAAGATCCGGACCCTGCTGGACAGCCACTTCGATGACGCCAAGGGCCGATACCTCGATGGCTACTCGGACCAGCGCATCGCCGCCGAGGTCAACGTGCCTCGCATCCATGTCGAGACGATCCGTGAGGCCGGCTGGGGGCCGATCCGGCTCGATCCGGAGGTGGCGGCCATCGCCGAGGAACTGCGCAAGGCCCGCGAGGAAGTCGAGGCGCTGTCCCAGCGTATCGGCATGCTGACCGCGCGGCTGGAAAAGAGCGCCGGGGCCGCGGCGTGACCTGGACCGTGCTCACCATCGCTCTCGTGCTGTGGCTCGGCTGGACCGCCTACTGCCTCCGCCGGTGGCGCCGGAGCCGGGAGCGCATGGAGCGAGAGCACGCCGCGGCGATGGAGCGCATCCGGCGCGTGGAGCGGATCGATTGAGGGGGAGAAACCGGACGTGAACGCCATCACCCACACCCGCCCCGTCCTGCCCGACCCCTGCCCGGAGGACGAAGGCCGCCTCCAGCGCGCCCGGATGCTCGCGGGCAACCTGGTGGAGCGGGAGATCCGGGCGATCCGGGCCGGGGCTGCCAGCGAGGCCCTGAGCCGGGCCCAGGCGGTGGCACAGACGGAGGAGGTGGGTGGCAAGCGGGGCGACCATGGCCCGGCCCATCAGCGCAGGCGCCGGCGGCTGGAGGTGGTGGACGCGATGGACCCCGCGAACCCGAACGGGCCGCGCATCCGCCGCGCCCGGCTCCGCGATCCCCTACGTCGAATGGTGAAGACCGGGACGCTGCCGTTCCGCCTGTTCGTCGCGGCCGAGGTGTTCCGGGAGGACTGCGCCAAGGCGGACGGTGGCGAGGATGCAGGCGAGAGCTTCGGCCGGGCGCTGGATCGTGCCGCCAACGGCGTGCCAGCCGAGCCACCCCTGTCGCCCTGGATGCGGGGGAACGAGGGCAAGCCCGGGCAGTGGGCGGCAGGCGAACGGGTGCGGCGTGCGCTCCAGGCGATCGGCATCGTGGCCGGTGGCGTGTTCTCCTGGGTGGTCATCAGCCGAGGCACGCTGGACGACTACGACCGCTGCAAGGGGCAGGAGAAGGGCGCGGGATCGAGGGTGCTGAAGGCGGCGCTGCTGCGCCTCGCCGATCACTACGCACTCGGTGACGTGCAGCCTCCGCCGGACTGGACTTGACAGCGCGGGGGCTAAAGTGGCATTCGACGTCATCCTGTTCGGATTGCGCCCCGGCGGCTTCGGCCTTCCGGGGCTTCGTCGTTCTGATGCCAATCAAGCAGCATCGGCGGACGACTGCGCTTCAGCCCAGGCATCGATAATTGCCAGAGCCGATGATGGCGAGGCAAAGCGCATCCCGTCACAGGGATGGCCCGCCAGTCGCAGGTAGTTCTGTCCCGGGTGATGGCGATCGCCGGTCTCGATCAGAGCGCCGCGATAACCCCAGACGGGACCGCCCTGTGGGCCATAACGGCAAACGATCTTTGGTGGGACGGGCATGACGCACCCTAGCTCACGTTTGTGTGTTATACAACTTATAGTTGTTGCCACTCTGAACCTTTCCGATGCCGGAAGCCCCCGTGCTGACGGTTGGTGGTTTCTGGACTTCGACGTTCTGGCCTAGTCCAACCCTTGCGCGCCAAGCCAATCGTCGATGGCGGACTTGGCTGCGGCCAGTGTTGGGAAGCACCAGCCGTCCTTCGGGTGGCCATCCAGTCTGAGATAGTGCTGGCTCGCGAATGGGGCTCCAGCGGTCACGATGAGACCGCCGCGGTATTCCCATGTGGGACCCCCTCGGAGGCCGCGGCTGTACAACAGGCGGGGCTCTCTTCCCGCGCTCTCGTTCGAAGCCATCGACTGATGTCCAGTGGATACGTCTCAATATGAGGCAATATCTCGGATCGTGAAATCACCCGTTTGAGTGAGGTGCGGATGGCCAAGCTGACCAACCTGCCGCCCCGGCTCGCGCCGATCGACACGCGGACCTCCCTTCCCCCTGCCAAGCAGGCCGCTGCCCACTACCACAGCCCCGAGCACCGGGCCTGGAGCGCGGCCGTCATCCGTCGTGCCGGCGGCGTCTGCCAGGGCCCGGGCTGTGGCCGCAGCGGCGTCCGGCTCTTCGCTGACCACATCCGCGAGCTGCGGGACGGCGGCGCCCCCTTCGACCTCGCCAACGGCCAGGCGCTCTGCGGCACCTGTCACAGTCGCAAGACAGCCACCGTCAGGGCGGCGCGGATGAAGGAACGCTACGCCCAGCGCCCCCGGCGCGAGACCGCCCCAGGCGGCTAAGCAAGACAGATCGACTGGGAGCAGTGATGATCCTGTTGAAGGTAGTCGGAAGCAATCAGTCGGCCCTAGTGGATGACTGTTGGGCTCATCTCGCCAAGTATCGATGGCGGCTCGACAAACAAGGCTATGTGATGCGGAAGGCAGGGCGCCGGATATACCTGCACCACGTTGTCATGCCAGGCGAGCGCTGGCCCGAGTTCGTCCGTGACCACATCAATCGGGACAAACTCGACAACCAGAGCGGCAACCTGCGTTGGCTCAGTCGATCAGAGAGCCCTCAGAACCGCGGCCCCTGCCAGCGTAATGGCACCGGTGTGCGTGGCGTGCGTTTCGATGCGGGGCGGCAGCAATTTCTGGCAAGAGTTCAGCATGAGGGAAAGGCAGTTGCGCGAGCGTGGTTCGCAACCGCCGAAGAAGCGGCCGCATACCTCGACCGGATCAGGCCGCTGGTCCTGCCCTTCTCGGCATAGGGGGGGGCAAAAACTCCGCGGCCTATCTGGGGCCCTGGACCGCATCGGGGTCACGCGGACAAAATTTCCCGGCCTCTGATTATCCCTCGGCCGGCCGGTTGATTTTTCAATAGTCCCGTCAGTGGGTTACGGGACGCATCCTGCGAGGAATTCAATGGCCAAGGGTGGCTACCGACCGGGCGCTGGGCGCCCTCGGGGCTCGACCACGGCCGGCAAGAAGGTGAAGGCCGCCGAGAAGGCTCTTCAGGCCGCGCCTCAGGGCTCCCGCCGCTTCGAGACGGCGCTGGATTTCGCCATGGCGGCGATCAACGGAGAGGTGGAGGCCGATATGGACGGCAAGATCCGCCTCGCCATCGCAGCCATGCCCTTCCAGCACCCGAAGAAGGAGGCGACCGCGGCGGGCAAGAAGGAGCAGCGCGAGGAGAAGGCGAAGGCCGCCGCAAGCGGCAAGTTCGCCCCGCCGGCGCCACCTAAGCTCGTGGTCGATAACGGCAAGTGAAGGCTTGGAGCACGGCCTGCCCGGACTGGGAGCGGCGGATCCTGGCGCGGGAAAGCCTGATCCCGCGACCGCCTCTGTTCCCGGACGAGGCCGAGGCGGCCATGGAGGTCTTCCGGGACCTGCGTATCGTGGACGCACCCGGCAGCCCGACCATCGGCGAGGCCTGCCGCCCCTGGATCTTCGATTTCGCGGCGTCTGTCTTCGGTGCGTACGACCATCAGACCGGCCGCCGGCTGATGACCGAGTTCATGCTCCTGGTGAGCAAGAAGAACACGAAGTCCACCATCGCGGCCGGCATCATGCTGACGGCGCTGATCCGGAACTGGCGACAGTCGGCCGAGTACCTGATCATCGCACCGACGATCGAGATCGCGAACAACAGCTTCTTCCCGGCACGGGACATGGTTCGCTCCTCCGAGGAACTGTCGGACCTGTTCCACGTCCAGGAGCACTACCGGACCATCACCCACCGGGGCACGAAGGCCACCCTGAAGGTGGTGGCGGCCGACAACGACACGGTGTCCGGCAAGAAGGCCACCGGGATCCTGGTGGATGAGCTCTGGCTCTTCGGCAAGCGCCCGCACGCGGAGAACATGTTCCGCGAGGCCACCGGCGGCCTGGCGTCGAGGCCCGAGGGGTTCATCATCTATCTGACCACCCAGGCGGATGAGCCGCCCGCCGGGGTGATGAAGCAGAAGCTCGACTATGCCCGCGGCGTGCGGGACGGCAGGATCCAGGACAAGCGCTTCCTGCCAGTGCTCTACGAGTTCCCGGACCGCATGATCTCGGCCGGCGAACACCGCGAGAAGCGGAACTTCTACGTCACGAACCCGAACCTGGGCCTGTCCGTGGACGAGGAGTTCCTGGAGCGGGAGTTCGACAAGGCGGTAGAGGCCGGCGAGGCCTCGATGCGGGGCTTCCTCGCCAAGCACCTGAACGTCGAGATCGGCCTGGCGCTGGGCGCCGGATCCTGGGCCGGGGCGGAGATGTGGGAGGCGGCCGGCGACCGCGCGCTCTCCTTCGATGAACTGTTGGCACGCTGCGAGGTGATCGTGGCTGGCATCGACGGTGGCGGCGCGGACGACCTGTTCGGCCTGGCCTTCATTGGCCGGGAGCGCGAGACGCGCCGCTGGTTGCATTGGGGCAAGTGCTGGGGGCAGCGGATCGTGCTGCAGCGGCGGAAGGCTCTGGCTGCCCAGCTGCTGGACTACGAACGATCCGGCGAGCTGACCTTCGTGGATGAGCCTGGCCCCGAGGTGGATGAGGCCGCCGACCTGATCGCCCGGGTGGATGAGGAGGGGCTGCTCGGCGGCGTCGGCCTGGACCCGATGGGTATCGGCGAGGTGGTGGACGCTCTGGCGGAACGGGGCATCGAGGGCACCGACCGGGTGAAGGGCGTGCCGCAGGGCTGGAAGCTGTCCGCGGCGATCAAGACGCTGGAGCGGAAACTGGCCAACGGCACCTTCGCCCATGCCGGGCAGCCGATCATGGCCTGGAACGTGGGGAACGCGAAGGTCGAGGCCCGGGGCAACGCGGTGGCGATCGACAAGGCCGCCGCCGGATCCGCGAAGATCGACCTGCTGGCCGCGACGCTGAACGCCGCGGTGCTGATGTCGCTGAACCCGGAAGGATCTGGCGGCCCATCGGTCTACGAGACCCGCGACATGCTGGTGATCTGAGGGGGCGATGGGAATACTCGACTTCTTCCGCCGCGCCCCCGAGGCGCAGCCCGCCGCATCCTCGCCCCTGGCGGAAGCCGAGGCGTTCTGGGGCTACTCGCTGGACGATCCGCGCCTGCTGGAGTTCATGCGCTCCGGCGCCGAGACCCTGTCCGGGGCGGTGGTGACGCCGGAGAAGGCGCTGCAGAACACGGCTGTCTTCCGCTGCGTCGATCTGATCACCTCCACGGTCGGCTCGCTGCCGCTCTACATGAAGCGGGAATATCCGGACGGGCGGGTCGAACTCGCGACCAACCATCCCCTGTATGACCTGCTGCTGCACGAGCCGAACAACTTCCAGTCGCCCTTCGACTTCAAGACCTACATGCAGCGCAACATGCTGGTGGAGGGCGATGCCTTTGCCCTGATCATTCGCTCCCGGGGCCAGATCATCCGGTTGGTACCGCTGGAGCCGGGCCGGGTCACCTGGCGGCAGAACGCGGACTGGTCGATCACCTACACCTATCAGCGCAAATCCGGTGGGCAGGTCGATTACGGCCAGGGCGACATCCTGCACCTGCGGGGGCTGACGCATGACGGCATCGGTGGCATGTCGCGCACCCGCATGGCCAAGGAGGCGATCGGCCTGGCCATGTCGGCGGAGCGCGCGGCGGCCCGGTTGTTCCGCAACGGCATGCTGGCCGGCGGCTTCCTGAGCCACCCGAAGACGCTCAGCGACCCCGCCGTGGCCCGCCTGAAGGCCGGCCTGGATGCCCTGGCCGGCGCCGATCAGGCCGGCCGATGGGTGGTCGGCGAGGAGGGGCTCGACCTGAAGCCGTTCCCCACCACCGCGGCGAATGCCCAGATGGCAGAGCTGCGGAACCAGCAGATCGAGGAGGTGGCGCGGGCCTTCGGGGTGCCGCGCCCGCTGCTCATGATGGACGACACGAGCTGGGGCTCGGGCATCGAGCAGCTCGGCATCCTCTTCGTCCGCTTCGGGCTGCGGACCTGGTTCTCAGCCTGGGAAGAGGCCATCGGCCGGTCCTGCCTGACGCTGGAAGAGCGCAAGTCGGGCCTCAAGGCGGATTTCGACGAGCAGGAGCTGCTGCGCGGCTCCATGAAGGACCAGGGCGAGTTCTTCGCAAAGGCCCTCGGCGCCGGCGGCGGTCGAGGCTGGATGTCCCAGAACGAGGTTCGCATCGTCACCGGCCTTGGTCGCAGCGCCGATCCGGATGCCAACAGCCTGAAGAACCCCATGACCCAGAAGGCCGGCGCGCCCGGCAACAGCAGTGGAGGGACCAGCGATGCATGATCACCTGGAACCCGATGCAAGCATCCCGGCGGTGGTCGCGGAATGGACCTTTCTTGGCCGGACCCCGCTCGGGCCGATGGGATGCGGCAATGCTTTCGCATACCGCTTCACCCGCCAGGTCTGCGGGAAGACAATAGTGGTGCAGCCTGTCATCGTGGCTGAGAGCGCATACTTCATGCCGCTTTTGGAGCGCGAGCTGCGGGACGCGACCAGCGTTTGGGAGCGCCGCTTGACCCGGCCCATTCCTCGCCTCGCCCTCCTGACGACCGAGGAGGTCCGCCGTGCATCGCTGTAAGCGCCCTGTCTTCGCCCGGGCCCGCCCCGGCCGGATCGACGCGCGCAAGCCCGGCGACGTGACGGCACCGCCGCAGCCGGGCGCCTTCGACCGCTGGAACGCGGGCATCCGCGCCGCCGGCGAGGTCGGGGAGAACGTGATCACGATGTATGACGTGATCGGCGAGGACTACTGGAGCGGCGGTGGCGTCACCGCCAAGCGGGTGGCCGCCGCGCTGCGCTCGATCGGTGCCCGGGATGTGGAGGTCCACATCAACTCCCCGGGCGGCGACATGTTCGAGGGCATCTCGATCTACAACATGCTGCGGGAGCACCCTGGCAAGATCACCGTCAAGGTGCTCGGCCTGGCCGCCTCCGCCGCATCCGTCATCGCCATGGCGGGGGATGAGGTGCAGATCGGCGCCGCCTCCTTCCTCATGATCCACAACTGCTGGGTCGTGGCCGTCGGCAACCGCTTCGACATGCGCGAGACGGCCGATTGGCTGGAGCCCTTCGACGCCGCCATGGCCGATGTCTACGCCGCTCGCACCGGCCAGGAGAAGCCGCAGGTCGAGGAGTGGATGGGGGCCAACAAGGGCGATGGCACCTACTTCTCCGGCTCCCAGGCGGTGGAACTCGGCTTTGCCGACGCCCTCCTGTCCTCCGACGACGTGACCGAGAGCGCCGAAGCACGGGCCGAGGGCAAGTCGAAGAGCGCCCTTCTGAAGGTCGAGCTCGGGCTCTGCGCCAGCATGTCGCGCACCCAGGCCCGCTCCCTCATCACCGAGATCAAGGGCAAGCCGGACGCTGCCCTGAACGCCAAGCCGGACGCTGGCGACCTGAGCTGGATCGGCGCGGCTGCCGATCTGACCAACCTCCTCCGTTCCTGAGAGCAAACCCATGCACATGAACCGGGCCGCCCTGCTGGCGGCAACCACCGCGCTCGGCTCCAGCCTGGCGACCCCGCCCCGTGCCGTCTTCGCGCGCCCGCGCGCCGATGCCGGGGGCGACCCGAGCAAAATCCTGGCCGACCTGCAGAAGGCCTTCTCCGAGTTCAAGGCGGAGAACGACACGCGCCTGAAGGGCAAGGCCGATGTGGTCACCGACGAGAAGGTGGAGCGCATCAACGCCGATGTCGGCAAGCTGCAGGCGGCGATTGACGACCTGAACACCCGCCTCGCTGCGGCGCAGGCCGGCGCCGGCACTCAGGAGCCGGTCTCCCCGGAAGACCGGGCCTATGCCTCCGACTTCAAGGAGTGGTTCAAGAGCGGCGACAAGGAGAGCGGCATCCGCGCCGCTCAGCGCACCGGCATCCGCGCCGCGATGTCGGCCGGCTCCTCGGCGGATGGTGGCTATGTCGCCCCGGTGGAGTGGGACCGCCAGATCACCGGCAAGCTGAAGATCATCTCGCCGTTCCGGCAGTACGCCACGGTGCAGTCCATCACCGGGCAGGGCTACACCCACCTGTACAGCGACCGTGCGGTGGGCTCCGGCTGGGTCGGCGAGACCGCCGCGCGGCCGGCCACCTCCACGCCGCAGCTGGCGTCCCTGGAGTTCCGCACCGGGCAGATCTACGCCTTCCCCTTCGCCACCCAGGACATTCTCGACGATGCCCTGATCAACATCGAGGAGTGGCTGGGGGGCGAAGTCGAGACCGAGTTCGCCCGCCAGGAGGGCATCGCCTTCGCCGGCGGCGATGGCGTGAACAAGCCCTACGGCATCCTGACCTATGTGACCGGCGGCACCAACGCCGCCCGTCATCCCTGGGGCGCCATCCCGACCGTGAACACGGGCGATGCCGCCAAGATCACGCTCGATGGCTTCATCGACCTGATCTACAACCTGCCGGCCGCCTTCCAGTCCAATGCGAAGCTGTTCATGAACCGCCAGTCGGTCGCGACGGCCCGCAAGATTAAGGACGCCGCCGGCGGCTACCTGTGGCAGCCCTCGGTCGAGGCGGGACAGCCCTCGACCATCCTCGGCGCGCCGATCGTGGACCTGCCGGACATGGCCAATGTGGCCGCCAACGCCATCGTGGCGCTCTACGGCGACATGGCCGCGACCTATGTCGTGGTGGATCGGATCGGCATCCGCGTGCTGCGCGATGCGATCAGCAATAAGCCCTACGTCGGCTTCTACACCACGAAGCGGGTTGGCGGGGGCGTCAAGAACCCCGAGCCGATGCGCGCCCTCAAGGTCGCCGCCTGATCCACCGGCGCCGGCCAGCGCCGGCGCCGCCCCCTGTCTCCCACCTGAGAGGAAAGGAGGCCGTCATGGCCGCCAGGAAGACCGACGACACCCAGGTCGCCGAGGAAGAGGTGAAGACCGCCGCCGCGGCGAACGCCACGTCGCAGCCCGAAGGCACCGAGGAGGGCGATCCCGCCGAGGCCACCACGACCGTCGCCACCAGCGGCGCCACCGTGGAGCCTGCCGTGGTGGAAGCCCTGCCGATGGAGCATCCGGCGGTGGACAGCGAACCCCGCAAGGGCCTGCCGCCCGAGAGCTCGCGCATCGACTTCAACGACCCGAGCTACTGAGGCTCGGGCATGCTGACCGTCGTCACTCCCGCCACCACCACGCGCCTCACGACGATCGCCGCGGCGCGTGACCACCTGATGGTGGCTGACGACGTGTCGGACATCCTCCTGGGCGACTGGATCGACCAGGCTTCGGCCTCCATCGTGGAGTTCTGCGGCCGTCCCTTCGCCCGGGAGAGCGTCCGCGAGACGTTCCGGGGCGTCTGCGGCTACGCCATCATGCTGTCGCGCTTTCCCGTCGTCGGGACGCCGGCGGTGGTGATGGACGGCACAACCCTGGCCGCCTCCGACCTGGAGTGGGATGCGGAGGCCGGCCTGCTCTACCGCATGCGCGGTCTGGACCGCTTCGCCTGGGGATGCCGCGTGGCAGCCGTCACCTACACGGCCGGCTGGCTCCTGCCGGGGCAGGAAGGTCGGGATCTGCCGGCGAACATCGAGCAGGCGTGCCTGACCATGATCGCCGCCCGCTACGGGGCCCGGGGCCGCGACCCGATGCTGCGCTCCGAAAGCACCGAGGGCGTTGGCTCCGCCTCCTGGATCGCCACGGCCGACATGGGCGCGCTGCCGCCCCAGGCCGCCGATCTGCTCACCCGCTATGTCCGCGTCTCGGGGTTCTGACCCATGTCCCAGGCTCTCCAGACCCGCCGGCGCATGATCCGCAGCCGGGGGCGCAGCATGGTGCTGACGCGCCAGGCTGATGGCGCATCGCTCGCCGCGTCGGTCACCCTGACCGGCTTTCCCCGCGACTACCGCCCGGACGAGTTCCAGGGCGGCGTCCAGGCGGGGGACATGCAGATCGAGACCCTAGACGATGAAATGGCCGCCGCCGGCTGGCCCGTGCCGCCGGGCAATCCCGACCGGATCCTGGTCGATGGCCGCACCGTCACCGTGAAGGCGGCGCGGCCCGTCTACGACGGCGCGCTGCGCATCGGCTGGTCCATCTGGGTCCGTGGCTGATGAGCAGCCCCGAGGTCTACCAGGACGCCCGCACCCTGATCGCCGACGGCGCCGCGCAGATCGGCCTGCCGGTCGCCTGGCCGAACCGCAAGTTCCAGGCGCCCGAACCGCCGGCCCCTTTCCTCGCGGTCGAGGTGATGGGCGACGGCGCCGAGCCCTACGAGCTGGGCGGCGGGGTCTGGGTCGAGGACGGCACGGTCGAAGTCGCTGTGGTGGTGCCGACCGGCACCGGCATCGAGCAGGGCCTCGCGCTGCGCAAGGCGGTCGCCGGATGGTTCCGCGGCCTGCCGGCCCGTGAGGTCACCTACGACCGCTTCATCATGGACCCGGGTGGCATGGACGAGGACGGCAACTGGTTCCGCCTGCCGCTGCGGGTCTCCTACCGCTTCCAGAGCATCAGCGCCTGAGGAGGACCCCATGGCCGATCGCACCTTCATCATCCGTGACGCCGCCGGCAAGGAAGTCGGCCAGCAGACGCTGGACGAGCGCTTCACGCCGATCCTGCAGCCGGGCGAGACCGCCGATCCGGTCCTGACCAAGGACGAGGCCAAGGCCGCGGCTGCCGCCGAGAAGGCCGCGGCAAAGGAAGAGGCCGCTGCGCAGAAGGCGGCCGACACGGCGGCCTGAGCCGCCATCCCCTGACCATTCTGCCGCCGTCGCGCGGCCTATTCTCTGGAGGACAGGCCCATGACGGCCACCAGCAGCTACCAGGCGGGGGTCGAAGCCAACCTCGTCCAGCTCGCCTATGTGCAGGAGACCGCCTGGGGCACCACGCCTGCGGCGAAGCTCCAGCAGATCCGCTTCACGGGCGAGAGCCTGCGCGGCCAGAAGAGCCGCCAGCGCCCGAGCGAGATCAACACCAACCGCGTGGCCTCGGCCGCCGTGACCACCGACGAGACGGCCTCGGGCGGCATCGACTTCGCGCTGAGCTACGGCACCTATGACGACCTGTTGGCCGGCCTGCTCGGCGGCGAGTGGGTGCCGGGCACCGGCAACGCGGTGCTGACCAACGGGCTGGTCTTCAAGAGCTTCACCTTCGAGAAGCGCTTCGGCTCGGCCATGTTCCTGCAGTATCCCGGCGCCTTCATCTCGGGCGGCACCCTGAACATCGCCCGGGGCCAGTTCCTGTCCGGCTCGCTGAACGTGCTGGCGAAGCAGGAGCTGAAGGCCACCACCTCCGCCTCCACCGGCGGCACCTACACCGCCGCCACGACCGGCCGCGTCATGGACCCGGTGGGCGGCGTGCGCGACGTGCAGATGGACGGTGCGGCGATCCAGGCGGTCTGCAACAGCATCACCCTGAACATCAGCAACGACGGCGCCGCGGCGGACTTCGGCCTGGGCTCGGCGGCGGCGCAGGGCATGCGGATGGGCAACTTCCTGGTCGGTGGATCGACGGAGTTCTACTTCCGCGACTTCACCCTCTACGACCGGTTCAAGTCCGAGGCGCAGGGCAACTTCTCCTTCCGCACGCTCGATGCGGCCGGCAACGCCTACAAGTTCGAGCTGCCCGCCTCCGCCCTGATGAACCCCACGGTCAATGCCGGCGCCCCTGGCCAGCCGGTGATGGCCCGCTTCGACCTGGAAGGGAACCCCAACGCCGCCGGCGTCGCCCTGCAAATCACGCGGACGCCGATCGTCTGATCGCGGTCCGGCGCCGCGGCGCTGGGCTGTGTAGGGGCCGGCTTGTTCTGCGGGGAGCAAAGCCGGCCCCGCTTCCCGCTCGATCCCCGCAATGGACCATCCCGCAATGGAACACATCCGCGTGGAGTGCTCTGGCCCGACATCCAATGATGTTCGGATCACGATCCGCGATACCGGCGAAAACCTGCTCCAGAGAGTGCCGATCGCCAGTCTCACTCTCCGCTTCGATCCCAACGAAATCCCCCATGCCTCGATAGAGGTGCTGGGGCCCCGCGTGCTCGTGGAGAGCGCTTCCGCCTCCTACCTCATGCGCCACCCCGAGGGTGGCCTGCGCGAGGTCGCGCGCATCGAGTATCGCGACGGCACGACCGTCGCATTCCCCGCCGCCAAGAACCTGCCCGCAAAGGACGCCTGACATGGCCCGCATCTCCACCCTGACCGCCATCGAGCCCTCCGAGAAGGGCGACTGGATCGCCCCCGGCGGCGATGCCGACGATATCGAGGTCCTGACCGTCGGTTTCACCGACGCCTATACCGACGCGCAGGCGCGCAAGCACCGCCGTCTGGCGCAGGCCTATGGCGGCGACGTGTCGGCCGTGCCGGTGGCGCTGCTGCGCAAGGCGAACCTGGAGTGCCTGCTCCAGCACAGCGTGTTCGGGCTGCGCAACCTGCAGGGCGACGACGGCACCGACATCCCCTTTGAGACCGTGAAGCGGATGGCCTTCGAGCCGCAGTACCGGCCGATCGCCGACGCCATGTTCGCCGCGGCCCGCCTCGCCACCGCCCGCCGCAAGGCCGACATCGAGGACGCGGAGGGAAACTCCGCGCCGCCCTCCGATACCATTTCGAATGGAGCGCCTACGCCGAGCTGATCGAGGAAACGGAGGAAGAGGAGCGGCCCGACAAGCCGGAGGTGGAGGATTGGCTCGCCTGGGTGTGGCGAGCCTGGCACGCGCTCCACGATGAGCGGTCGCATACCCTGGTGGGCATCTCCGTGCCCTTGGGCGCGATGATCCTGAAGCCCAGGCCCGGCCGCATCCCCTGGTCCGCTGTCGATCGCTGGTGCCGCCGGCACCGCTATCCCCGGTCGCAGCAGGATTTCCTGCATCGGATGGTCAGGGCGATGGACCAGGAATTCCTGACTTGGTGGGCCTCGAAGGAGGGCAAGGGATGAGCGGTTCCGCGTTCCGGCAGGCGGCCAGCGTGTTCGTGGCGCGCCACCTGTCTGCCGCTGCCCGCTCCCGCATCCTCGCCGATGTGGCGATCCGTGGCCGGGAGCAGCTGATCCGGGAAGGTCGGGCCAGCCGCTCCTTCACGACCACGGTTGACGGCCGGGAAGGTGCCGCGGAAAGCTCCGTTCAGCCTGAGGGAACGATCGTCTACCGCTTCCAACTGCTGGGCGAGGCCGCGCTCTTCGCCATGGGCTACCTCCGGGGCCGCTCGCCGGTGAAGAGCGGACGCTTTCGGGAGGGCTTCGTCTACGCGGTGGGCGAGCGCGGTTCGAAGCGTGGTGGCACACAAGCCGAGCTCTATACCACCGGACGGATCATCCGTCCCGACAGCTTCGATCCGCAGAAAGTCGATGCCGATGTCGGCGAGATCCTGATCTTCAACCGGCAGCCTTACAGCCGGAAGGTGGACGTGCAGCTGGTCGGCAATCGTCGGCTACGCTTCAGCGTGCCGCCCGACATGTTCGATGATGCCGCCGCAGCGGTGCAGCGACGGTTTCCGACCCTCAGCGCCAGGCGCATCTACCAGATCCGTTTCCCTGGACAATGGGTCCGAAAGCGCGGCCAGGGCGCTGGCCGGGCCGTGGAAAGTCCTGCGCTCGTCATCTCGGCCCGCTGACCCAGGAGCCTGCCACATGGCCACTGTCTCTCAGGTGACCGAAGCCGCCTTCACCGGCCGCTTCGAGGACCAGATGACTGCCGGCGCCAACGCTGCGGCCAAAGCCATCTCGGGGCTCGGCGCTGCGGTCGAGGCCACTGAGGAGCGGGTCACCAGGGCGGAGCGGAGCGCCAATTCCTGGGTCAGGTCGCTTGATCCGATCACCCAGGCCGAGAACCGGGCGGCTAAGGCGAAGCGCGACGCCGCGGCGGCACAGAAGGCGCTGGGCGACGAACTGCAGGCCGGCGGTGAGCGCGCCGCGGCGGCTGGCCGCACGATCGATGCCCTGAACGCCAAGGTTCAGCAGGCCGAAACGCGCCTGACCGCCCTCAAGGCCGCCGCTGCCGATACGTCCAACGGCATGTCCACTATCGTGGACCACAGCCGCATGCTCGCCACGGCGAACGACAACACCGCGACCAGTGCCAACCGGTTGGCGTCGCAGGTGCAGAACGCCTCCTACCAGATCGGCGACTTCGCCGTGCAGGTGGCCTCCGGGCAGTCTGCCGTGACCGCCCTGGCGCAGCAGCTCCCCCAGCTTCTCGGTGGCTTCGGCATGGTCGGCGCGCTGGCGGGCGCGGCTGTCGCCATCGGTGCGGTGATCTACCGCCTGGTGGACAGCAACAAGTCCCTGGCTGAGACGCTGAGCGACGTCGGCGACGCCATGGCCTCACTGGACAAGGCCTCGTCTGCCCGCACAGCGAACCTCGAAAGCGAGGCGCAGAAGGTCCAGGCGCTGACCGAATACTACGGCCGGCTGACCCAGGCCCAGCTCGCCGGGGAGCAGTATGCCCTCTCGAAGCAGCGGGAGGAACTGAACAGGTCTTCCGCGAACCTGTTCTCGGACCTGAGTTCCTCCGCTCGCGGGGCGTCGATCAACGCGGCCATCGGTGGCGCACTCTCGGGCCAGGGTGTGGTCGATAGCGTCTCGCTGGTCAATTCCGAGGATCAGGCGAGGCTCGATGCGGCAACGGCGTCGCTCCAGACGCTGAAGGAGACCGGCAACCAGACGCGTGAGGCCGTCTCTGGCGTCATCGGTGAACTGCTGGGTCTCGCCAACCGGTCCGATAGCACCCGGGCCACGATCATGCAGATGGTCGAGGCGGTGCGGACGAATGCGGACCAGATCGTGTCCCTGGGGGAGAAGAACGACACCCTGACCCGGGCCGAGGATGCCGCCGCTGCGGCGGCCAAGGCGGCGGGCGAGGCGGTGGCGGGCTTCGGTCGCCAAGCGAGTGGGGCTACCGGCCAGACCGATGACCTGTCCAGCTCGGTCGGTCGCCTGCGGGCCAATCTGGAGACGCTGCGCAAGGCCTCGGCCGATGCCGCATCCGCCCCAGCCGAGATGCTCGACAAAGCCCGCGCCTATTACGAGGTGGTGGCCAAGGGGGACAACCAAGCCGCCGCGGTCTTCAAGAAGCAGCAGGATCGCGCCACGCAGCTTGATGATGTCGTACAGCGGCAGGCCGATCGGGTGGAGGCCGCGCGCAAGGCCGAGCTTACCGCTCAGGCGGAGCTGATGGCGAAGGAGCAGGGCAGGCAGGTTGGCGTCGCTGATCTGGGGAAGATCGAGGAGACGCTTGCCAATGAGCGCCAGGCGAACCTCTCGAAGTTCCGCCAGCAGTATCAGGAAGCCTTCGAGTACCAGGACAAGGCCGACGCGCAGACCCTGAAGAATGAGCGCGACAAGCAGGCCGCCACGCGCGCCACCGCGCAGGCGCGCAGGGATGCCGCCGCAGCAGCAAAGGCCGAGCGCGAAGAACTGGCCGCGAGCCTTCGGGTCTACAGCGAGCTGCGCCTCGATGGCGCGAGCAAGCTGCTTCTGGGCAGCGATGCCGACGCAACCGCGCTGAAGGCGATCCGGCAGGCCATCAAGGGCAGCGAGTTGGACCCGGCGGTCCAAAAGGCGGCTCAGAAAAAGGCCGATGACGAATACGACCAAGCGGTGAAGGAGCAGCAGCGCGAGAGCAAGCGCATCACCGACGACATCGTGGACTATTCGGCCGACCGCTTCGCCGACCTGTTCAGCGAGAACAGCCGGGGCTGGAAGGGCATGCTCGACACCTTCGAGCAGACCGCCAAGTCCACCATGGCGCGGATCGCAGCTCAGCTCATCTTGCAGCCGATCATCGCGCCGATCGTCAGCGGCGTGATGGGCACCGCCAACGATAACAGCTTCCTGTCCGGCAGCGCTTCGGGCACGAGCAGCCTGATCGCCAGTGCGGGTGGCGGCATCGGGGGAACGGCCTCGCAGGTGGCGGGGTTGAGCGGCAGCATCAGCAAGCTGTCCGACGCCGCCAGCGGCATCGGCAAGCTGTTCGGCGGCAATGGCGGGTTCCAGACCGGCTATGCCGGCATCGACAAGTATCTGAACTACAACCTGACCAATACCGGCACGGCCGGCGAGACCGCCTTCGCGCAAGCCGCGGGCATCCGCGCGCCAGGCCTTAGCGTCGGTCAGGCCGCTGGCGCGGGCCTGGGCATCGCCGGCGGCGCCTACGGCATCTATCAAGGCATCCAGACCGGCGGCGCCAAGGGTGTGGCGCAGGGCATCTCGGGCGCGGCGGGCGTGGCTGGGGGCACTGCGACCCTG